GATTTTATTGGTAATTATGCTAAAACCGTTGCAAGACCTTTCAGGGTCCTTAACGGTGATACAGTTGGGACTTCTTCAGGACTGACAGCCCAGATAGCTATTACAGACACGCGCCTTACGGACAGAACAAACGGAGTTGTAAGCGTGCCCGGCTCACCTAATCACCCCGATGAAATTGCTTCGATTGCTATGGGTGTTATGGCAAAAACAAACGCAAACCTAGCGGAAGAGCATTATGTAAACAAACTTTTACCGGGCGTAATACCTGGAATAAAAACTGATCGTTGGTCTGACGATTATGACAATAGAAATACAGCGGTTCTTGCTGGAATTTCTCCGACATTGGTAGTCGCTGGATCAGTATATCTGCAAAACGTATTGAGTTATTACAGACCGGCTTCTGTTCCTGTTGATTCAAACGCATACAGATCAATGCGGAATATCAGCATAATCCAGAATATGCTAAACGCTAAAAAAGTAAACTATGCGCAGGAAAAATGGCAGGGTATTTCAATTGTTTCCGATGTTCAGAAAGTCGGGAACGTAGAAAGCCGCAAAAAAGCAAGGGATACAAACTCAGTGCTTGACGATGAAGTTTTTCTTGCCGAAGCATTTGAGGCGAAAGCATGGATTCACAATGCTGAATTTACAATTTCAGAACTTAAAAAACCAGGAGCAATTGGGATTCGTGCCGGTGCACTTGGGTTTGATGTTTTAAGTAAGTACATTTTGTCAGGCGAAGGTAGCATTACAAATAATGAAATGCTGGTTGATACCAGCCTTGCAATATTAGGATAAGGACGGTAATAAATGGCATTTGATATTTTAGGAACACCGAAAAGCGTCACCATTGACGGCGTAAGTTACGACGTACAGGCAGACGCTAATTTTAAGCAAAACAAAACCAAGTACATGAACGAGCCACAGGTTACATCTGGTCGGGTTATGCAAAAACAGACCAGACAGGCCCAGACAGTTGAAAGTATAACATTGGCAACCAATGAGTCAGAAGATGAGGATCTTAAAGCAAGGGCCGACGCTCCAGGATCATATCCTATGAGTTATACAACTATTGACGGGACTGTTCATCGGTGCGTTGGTTTTATTTCTTATGAAGGCCGGGAAACAAATTCCGGAACGACAACCATTAAAATGATTCCAACCAGTGTCAACGGTTGGTCGGCATTTATCGCGGGGTAAAAAATGTTTGAGAAGGAAAAGAAAATAGGTGCAATATCCAAAGAATCGGCTGAAGAAATTTTAAAAGATTTCTATGAATATTACGACGTTGATTTTGACGAGATTGACGAAGAAAAATCGAAGTCTTTAAAATCGCATAAAGAAAAGCTTATTTCTGCTGTTATGCGTGGACGCCTTGAAATAAAGCGAGACGATAAAGACGATGTTGTAATTGTCCAGCATATCGGATCGGCAAGCGAAAAACTTGAATATTCTTCTCAGGTGGGCAAGGCGTTTCTTGCCATGAAAAAATATGAAAGTAATGACCACATGGGCCGGGCTTATGCCATGCTTGGAAGTCTTGCCGGAATGAACGCTGAAGCGATCAGCCAATTGAAACCAGTTGATTTAAAGGTTGCTCTTGCAATTGGTTTAACACTAATCGAAGCGGTCATGTAAATGGCCAGACGTGTCAATGTTGGCACGATGCTGGCCGCAATGTTTTACAGGGGCGTTGATATTGATAAGATAGAATCTATGTCATATAAACGCCTCAAGGTTTATTATGAATTTCATGAGGTCATTGAAAACGAATTTAAAAAGCAAATTGAGAATATAAATGGCGGCTAATTTTGCAGTAACAACTAGTTTTCGTGCCTTGGATAGAATATCAGGCGCGTTTGATCGTATGTCCAAACACGGGCGTAAGTTTGGCAATGACACACAGGATGCGTTCAGAAAGGCAAGTCGTTCAGGATCAAGATTTGGCGATATTGTAAAAGGTATTTTAATTACTGATGTCTTAAAGCAGGGTGCAAGTGCAATCTGGAACATGGCCAAGGCATCGATTGGTTTGGCCTCTGATTTAACAGAGGTTCAGAACGTCGTTGATACGACTTTTGGGCCGTCAAGTGCCGAACAAATAAACAAGTGGTCAAAAACAGCCATTCAAGGCTTTGGTATATCAGAATTACAGGCTAAAAAGTTTACCGGAACACTTGGGGCATTGATGAAATCATCAGGCGTATTGCCTGGAAACCTTGTTAAAATGTCTACTGAATTATCTGGTCTGGCCGGAGATTTTGCGTCTTTTTACAACTTAAATATTGAAGACGCATTTGAAAAAATAAAGTCCGGTATCTCCGGTGAAACTGAGCCATTAAAGGCACTCGGTATAAATATGTCGATTGCTAATCTGGAAGCGTTTGCCCTTACTCAAGGAATGACGAAACAATGGAAGGCTATGACGCAGGCTGAACAGGTTCAATTAAGATATAATTATTTAATGAAACAATCTAAAGACGCGCAAGGCGACTTTTCAAAAACATTATCAACATCTATGGCAAACCAGCAGCGAGTTTTAGAAACAAAACTAAAGCAAGCAGGCGCAACGATAATGAAAGGCTTATTGCCTACACTAACGACAGCCATGGTTAAGTTAAACGATATTCTTGATAAAATAGATTTTGATAAATTGTCTGATTCATTAACAAGAGGGGTGTCAATGTTTTTTTCTATGGTTTCAGCGATTGCAAAACTTATACCTCTATTTGCCCCACTTATTGCGGGTATTATTGCCTACAATTTAGCCGTAAGGGCGCAAATGGCCTTAGGGGCGATTGCGTATTTTCTTAAATTTTCAAGGGTTTTTCTAATAATGGCAAGGGCAAAAGGTATAGCCACGGCAGCGCAATGGGCATTCAATACTGCCGTTGCTGCCAATCCCATAGCATTAATGGTCGCCGCTATAGCTGGTTTAATTGCTTCATTGTATCTTGTATGGAAATATTGGGACGACATAACCGCGGCCATCGGGAAAGCGATTGAAGCGTTTAGTAAGTTTATCGGACTAGGCTCCAATGAAGATATAAAGAAAAACGCTGCTGCCCAGATAGAAGAACAGCAAAAAAAATACGAGCCTATTAGCCGGACAAGTAGGCGGAACAAAGAATTAGAGACTTTAAGTAAACTAGAAAGAAAAGACAAGCAATCAGAAAATGGTAACATCAATAATTTTATCCAAGCTCCTAACCAAAATCAGGCCGCAGCTCAGTCCGGCAGTTATTCAGGGACATTAACTATTAAGGATGAAACAAGACGTGCGCAATTATCAGAAAAAAGACGAGGTGTGCAGCCAGTAAGAACTGAGCTGCTAGGACAGCAATAATGGCAGGCACGTTTGACAGTTTACAGACGCTAAACACTGATATTGCTGAAATATTCGGTACATGGCAAGATCGTTTGCGCGAAACGTGTGAAATGACAAGCCCTACAGGTAAAACATTTTCCCCGCTTTGGGCGGGATCACCGCGGAGCTTTACAAAAAAATTAGGTCGCTTTAATTTCCCGAAAGTTAAAGGAACTTATATTCAAGACTTAGATGTAACAGGCGACGTTTATCCTATGGTAGTTTATTTTGAGGGGAAAGACCATGATAAGACCGCAAAAAGTTTTTTTACAGCATTAAAAGAGCGCGGCAGATGGTCTGTCAGTCACCCTGTACATGGCAGTCTTAATTTGCAGCTTGCATCATGTGAGGAGCTTGACGATCCGATTCAGGCAGGCAATACATCGCCATTTACACTTGAATTTTTAAGCTCAATTGACCTCGCTGATATTGGCAAGCCCGCGTCTGCAATTGCATTAACTGAGCAACAGATCATTTTAACAAATGCAGCGACATTAATACAATCAGTTAATAATTTTATAACCGACACATTTAAAGATATTGCAACGATTGTAAATACCTTAGACTCAGCACGCATAATTATTAATACAGTTATGGAGCCTTTACGGACTTTATCGAATGAAATAAATTCGGCAGTAGATGGAATAAATACAAGCTTAGATAGTACGCTTGATGCCGCCATATTTGATCCAATAGTCGTAGCTGGTCAATTTCAACAATTATTACAATTGCCTGCTTTAATTGATACAAATATAAATACAAAGTTAAGCTATTATGAGGAAATAGCAAATCAAATATTTTCAAATCCTGTGACAGAAACAAATTCTTCAGGAATAAATCAGGCGGTTAGTCAAGAATTTCTTATGTCAGCCTGCTTAGTTGGCATCGCTCAATCAACTATAAATGGTTCAATAAATTCAAGGGCCGAGGCACTTTCTATAAATTACAATATTTGGAATTTTTTTACTACAATGATTGACACACTTGATGATTACCAGGTTTTATTTAGAAATTTACCCATTGAAAGACAGTATTTTTCACAATCAAGCGCGTTTCCTGAGATTGCAAGGTTAACTGGTCTTGCAATAAAATATATTAATTCACAGGTTTTTAACTTAGCAGTCGAAAGACGTTTTACTTTAAAAACTTATCGTTCCCCATGGGATATTGCAGTTACTGAATATGGCGGAATGGGTATTAATGATTCAAATATCTATAAATTTATCTATACAAATAATTTGCACGGTAATGAAATATTAGTTTTGCCCCCTGGTCGGGAGGTTGTTATCTATGCCTGAAACAACTTCGATACCAACGCAAGGCAAGTTTTATGAAATTAAAGGTTCAACCTTTAAAGGTCAAGAAGACTGGCTGTCAAAAATTGCCGGGATAGCTTATGGAAATATAAATGATTGGCCGATTATCTGGGATGCCAACAAAAATACCTTACGATCAGGAAACCCGAATTTAATATACCCAGGTGAAATAATATTTATACCAAAAAAAGGGTTACGAACAGACGAAGCTGACGATATTACTGGCAAAGAAAAAGATGACTTTACAATTATTACTAATGGAGTTGAATTGCCAAAAACAGCCGGTAGGATTACACGAACCATTGATACTGCCTGTGACGGGTGGACAGCAGAAATTCCATGGAATCCTGGTGAAAATACCGACATTGACGATATATTGACGCCCTTTAAGTTTCCGACAGCTAAAGTATATCTCGGAAACCATTTAATGATTAATGGCCTACTCTATACTGTTACTCCACAATTATCAGTCAATGGTCGGATAAAGCAATGTGAAGGTTTTTCATTCACGGCTGATATTGTAGATTCAACAGTAACCCAACCTTATGAGGCCAGAAAGGTTACATTGGAGGAACGGGCGAATAAATTAATGCAAAGTCAGGGCATAGAAGTAGTGTCAGAAATTACAACCGACGGGACTTTTGACAGAGTAACTGCAAAACCTGAAGACACTATATTTGAACATTTAAAAGAACTTGCCCGTCAAAGATCAGCTTTAATATCGAATACTAGGCAGGGTAAATTATTAATAACAGCCGCAGACTTAACCAGTGAACCTGTTGCTACTATAGAAGAAGAGTTTCCATTGCCTGAAGGATATGAAGCAAAATTTGACGGTCGGAAAATATTTAATTCATATATGGCAATTGGTCAGTCACCTAGAGCAGCTAAAAAAGTCGGTAAAGCCACAGATGACAACGTACCTAGATCAAGATTATTGACATTTTCAGCTGACGAATCAACTCCTGGTAATATTGACCAAGTTGCAGAATTTCGCAGAAACAAAGAATATATTCAGGCTTTATCAACCCCGATTGCCGTTTCAAGCTGGTATTATGACGAAACAAATTTAAAACTATGGGATGTAAATCAGCTTGTATATGCAAAATCAGAAACACTATCTTTCCCGGATGGGTTTAAATTTTTAATTAGACAGGTTGACTACTTATTTGAGGAAAGCGGGACAAGCGCGGTTTTATATTTGGTTCCGCCTGAAGTTTATAGTAATGACCCAGTAAAATTGCCATGGAGTAATGCTGTATGATGATTGGAGAAAACACAGGCCAATCGGTAGAAAAAAACCGTGACGGCGAAAACAACGTCCGTATGCTTCAGGTTACTATATATACTGATGACAACGCTGAATCAGTACAGCTTGCGAGGCCATCAGGTGAGGATAGTAATCCGCCTAGCAATTCTCAATTATTAATTATTCCTGTTGGAAATGCGTATAAAGTTGGTGTCATGCTTGACGATGGTATTGAACCGGAAGTAAATGAAGGCGAAAAGGAATTTTACAGCATAGCTGGCGGTGCAAAAAAAGCTAGGGTAAAATTGAAGGCTGACGGTTTAATTGCTATATTAAACGAGAATGAATCATTAAAAACATTGATAGGCGATTTGATTGATGCGATAAATGGCATAGTTACGACAGGAAGCCCAGAAACTCATACGGTCAATGGGGCCAGTCAGGCAGCCTTAAACGTTATCAAGTCAAGATTTAATACATTAATAGGGGCACCATAGATGGCGGTAGTACAGGCAACTATAAAAGCAGAATTATTAGCACTTTACAACGACATGAGAACAACTGAATACACAGCAGATCAATTTGCAGACTCAATGGCAACTATCATAAGAAACGCCATATTGTCTGCAACAGTAAACGCAGGAATAACACTGACAACGCCTGATACAGTAAATGGGGCCACAACAGGAACAGGTACATTATCATGACAACATATTTCGACGGAGAACCTCGCATATTTATCGGCCAAAACGGGGCATATTTTAAATTCCGTGGTGGGCAGCCTGTTATGGATGCCGGAATTGAAAACGCTGCAATTATATCTCTTTATACCCGTGAAGGATGGGCTGGTAATTATTTATTTGACAATACAAATGAGCAAGTCGGGTCAAAATTTGAAGAAGCAAACGAAAAGCCAATTACCCGCCAATCATTACTTGACAGAATAGACGCAGCGGAAAAGGCCATGGAATGGATGATAAATAGCAATTTAGCTTCTGAAATTCCTATTGACGTGTCGAATCCATCAGGTATTAGAGTTGATTACACAATAAGGATACAACCACCGGGGCGCGATTTGGCAGAAATAATTTTAACTAAAAACGGTTTGAACTGGCAGGAACAGGTAATGAATCCGGCAGGTGAAAAATAATGTCAGTAAATTTTCCAACAACAAAAGAATTAACAGACGCAAATATAGCGCGTTTTGAAAATAAATTAAACCAAAATGTTCCATCGGCGGATAAAGCCTTTATTCGTGTTGAATCTGCTAATCAGGCTATTATTGGAAAATCACTACACATTTTCGGTCAAGATGCCATTAAGCAATCTCTTGTCATTACTTGCGATGACATAGATAAATTAAAAGAAATCGGGACACAATATCAGGTATCTTATAAAAATGAAATTTCTGCGTTATTAACGGCTACCATTACAGGTGTCGATACAACAGTTATTAACGCTGGTACTGACTTTAAAAGTGATTCAACAGGCGTCAGGTATTACACTACTACAAGCGAAACAATAACAGGCGGAACAGCAACTTTAAATTTACAGGCAAGAACAGCAGGCGTGTCAGGAAATCTTGATAATGGCGAAACACTGACTATCAGTACACAGATTGCAGGACTTGACCAAATCGCAACAGTTACAGGCACTACAACAACAGGGGCCGACGCTGAAAGTTTAGATGCCTATAAAATAAGAATTCTTGATGTTATCAGATCGAAGGGCGGCGGTGGTAATTTGTCCGACTACCGTATTTGGGGGCAGGAAGTCACAGGCGTAGAAAGAATTTATCCATACGCAGGCGATCCATTAGACCCGACAAGACCATCACCATGGAGAACTTTATACGTTGAATGCGATACCTCTATTGACCCTGATGGTATTGCACCAAGTGGGCTACAAGACCAAGTCAGAGATGCCGTGACGACAGATCCTACCACGGGGGTAGCCCGTCAACCTCTTGGTTTAACAAACGACACTTTAATAATTAGGCCAATTTTTAGAACATCTATTTATGTTGAAGTCAGGGGACTTACAGTCCCTCTTGGTGACACGGCAGAGGTTCAGGCTAATATATTGTCAGCGGTAACAACATTTCTATTATCAGTACATCCATATATTGACGGACTTGACCCATTATTTGAAAGACGCGATAAATTGACAGATATTGAAATTTCATCGATTGTCCAGTCAGCCTTAACGTCAGCAGGTGCGAGTTGTAATGGAGTTGGATTTGGTTTGTCGGCCGGTGTATTTGTAACTGAATATATTATGAAAGCAGGTGAAGAGGTTAAACTTGCGTCAGGTGGGTTAACATATGGCTGATGTTATGGAACAATCCGTTTTAGCTAACTTACCAAAAGGTCAGGCATGGACTCCAGACCCAAGCCTTGATATGCAAAAGTTTTACGAAGCTGAAGCAGAAAACTGGGAAGCAATTCGGGCAACTTTAGCAGATTTGGCATATATCCGCGACCCGAATAAAACGATTGTTCTTGAAGATTTAGAAAAAGAATACGGGTTTACTACTGATACGCGATTAACTGAAGCCGAACGCAGGCAACAATTAGCGGCGTTTGTATATGGTTTAAATAAGCAAGGATCAGAAGATAATTTACAAGAAATTTTACGCGCGGCGGGTTATGACGTTTATGTTCATCAAAATGATCCTGCGGTTGATCCATCATTATTTCTGGAAAATAATTTTCAAGTTACATTGGCAGATAATGAAGCTTATCTCGGTGACGCGGATGCTTTTTTAGGTATATCAGGGGGTGAGCTTGTCGTCATTGGAGATACATACAGTCAGTCAATAAATTATGAGGTCACGCTAAATGGTGAATTTTCGTATTTAGGGGATGACTCTTTTCAGCTTGGTTATTTTATAGATTTTACAAATGATAAACTAATATTTCCAGTACCAACAGACACAGACTCATGGCCTTTTATTTTTTTTGTTGGTGGGCCTGCTACAAGGGACGGTATCACAGGTGAGCTGACAGCAATCCAACAAGCACAAGTTCCTTATGAAAGACGATCTGAGTTAATACGGAATATATTGAGATATAAGCCGATGTTTACATGGTGCGGGTTAGTAATT